TATACAAGGATTATCATGGCGGCTAAGAAGAAAGCACCGGCTATACCACTATCAGAAGTTATGCGAGCTATTGACGTAAAAGACCGTGGCTGGTATACTAGGCTTGATGCAGAAAAGAAAAAGGCATTTAGTGCTTGGATGATGATGCGTTATGCTAGTTGTGTTAGAGGCAATATGTCGGCAGACTACTTGTATATGGTCAACGAGTGTATTAATAATAGATTCAGTGATGTTAGTAAACATCCAGAACTGCAATGGCTATTGTTTACAGTAGCCGGTTGTGGCAAACCACAGAATCATGAATATATTAAACCGCCGAATACTAGGAAAAAGAAGAACAAAGTGTTTACAGCAATATCAGAACTACTGCCACATTTAAAGCATGATGAGTTAGAGTTATTATTAAGTATAAACACGAAAGATGAACTCAAGCAATATGTTAAAGATGCCGGAGTACTTGATAAAGAGATAAAAGAGATATTTAAATAATGGAATGTAAATGGTGCAAAAAGTCATTTAAGTCAGAGACTACTCTGGCAGTTCATATGTGTGTAAAGAAAAGAAGATTTGCAGATAAAGATATGAGCCATATACGATTAAGCCACCGTGCATTCCAAATGTTTTATGATTTGAATACTAGTGCTAAACATCCTAAGTCCATGGAAGACTTTATTGTAAGTCCTTATTATGGATCGTTTGTTAAATTTGGCAGAGCATGTCAAGTTAATGAATGGTTACAACCAGAATTGTTTACAGAATGGTTAATTAAAACAGGCGTAAAACTAAAGTTATGGATATCAGATGCACAGTACGATAAGTTTTTAAAAGAATATGTAAAAAAAGAGCCTGGTCTAAAAGCATTAGAGCGAACTATAATTCATATGGCTAAGTGGGGAGAAGAACATAACGAAGCATGGCAGACATACTTTGTTAATGTATCTCCTAGTAGAGCAGTATATGATATACGTTCAGGTAAAGTAAGTCCATGGGTATTGTATTTAAGTGACACAGGCGGAACATTACTAGAACGTTTTAATGACGAACAAGTAAAAATGATACAAGATAACATAGATCCTCCATTTTGGATGAAACTATTTAAAAAGAACAAGGACGAAGTAGCAGAAATTAAACAAACATGCGAGGAAGCAAATTTATGAAAGCAACGATAATTAGTTACAGTCAATCACCTGCAGTAGTTACACCAACTATAGGAGATAATATGGGAGACTCAAGTCTTTTAGGATTAGTGGCGTATTGTGCCAGAGTAAGCAATCCAGAAAATCAACACAATACAGCATCAAACGAGAAACTTGTTAATTATCTTATTAAGCATAAACACTGGAGTCCACTTGAGATGGTAAGTGTTTGCATGGAAGTAGAAACTACTAGAGACATTGCTAGACAATTATTGAGACACAGAAGTTTTAGTTTCCAAGAGTTTAGTCAGCGTTATGCAGACCCAACAAAAGACTTGTCATTTGAAATTAGGCAAGCACGACTACAAGATCCTGTTAATAGGCAAAATAGTATTGAGCTTGATCCTGAGATGGATGGACATGCTGTACTTCAAGGTGAATGGAAAAACAAGCAACAGAGAGTTATAGATGCTTCACTAGACGCATACAATTGGGCTATAAGCAAAGACATTGCAAAAGAACAAGCAAGAGCAGTACTACCGGAAGGCAACACGTTAAGTAGACTCTATGTGAACGGTACGCTTCGTAGTTGGATTCATTATATTGGATTACGTGGTGCTAACGGTACACAGTTAGAGCATATGGAACTAGCTCATGCTATTGCAGAAGTTATTGCAAAAGTATTTCCAATGGCATCAGATTTTGCTGGAAAAGAATTATGAATATAGATTTTGACGTAGACATTGATATGGCTAATAGAGATAAGTTATTAGAACTTATTGAACATACACCAGCGAGTATCAAACGTGGAATAGAATTTGAAAAGCATAACACTGGTGTGTATGTGCAACCTATTCCTATGTTTCCGTTAACGGGTATTAGTACAATAGACCATAAAGAAGCAGAAGCAGTTGGTTACTTTAAATTAGATGTATTGAATAATCATATTTACAACGGCATTAAAAATGAAGAACATTTAGATAAACTTTTAGCAACAGAACCTATGTGGGAGTTGTTTGAGCATAAAGAAATTGTTGACCAACTGTTTCATATTAATAAACATTACGAAATTGTTAAGCAACATTTACCTAAAAGTGTAGAAGACTTGGCAATAATACTTGCACTTATACGACCAGGCAAACGACACTTAGTTGGTAATAGTTGGGAAGTAATATTAAGCGAAGTATGGGAACAGACTGATGAATACTTCTTCAAAAGAAGTCATGCAATTGGTTATGCTACAGCTATTATAGTGCAGTTGAATTTAATTATCGAGCAATTAGGCTAAGTGTCTGTCTTTTTAACTAACTGAATACTTCTACGTTTGATCCGCTTTTTAAGTATGTTTTGCATACTAGTTACAGGCCCAAAAAGTACTTCAGTCTCTTTTAAGATAAATGTACTAACACAATGCCTAAATTCTTGCATCTCATGGAACAGAAATACATCGATTGGTAACATCCTATTAGATTCCCACCACCATAAGTCGCCACATTCCATCATTATTTTCTTTTCTTTACTGTTTCGACATTTGTCAATATCGTAAAAACTTATAATTTGATTATCTTTGTTCTGGACAATACCGACGTAGTCTTTACCATTGTACGCCATTCCAGTTAAAAAAGGGAATTTCTCTTGTAGGTTAGTCTCATTAGTCATCAAAAGTATTTATAGACAAAATGGATAAATACATAACAAACATGGAATTAAATAATGTCCTTTAACGGTAGTCATACAATATATAATTTAGGAAACCAGTCGTTAGACTTAGTTTTAACGACAGAAGGCATAAAAACGGATAATAGACCTATGAATCAAAATAAATTAACAGTCCACAAAGGGTTTAATAATAAGTTAAGTTTCTTTGTAAGAAATAGAGATAGAGCTTTGCAAAATATTAGCACTAAAGCTCTATATGCAACTATAATGAACCCAAATACCAAACGTAGAATAATGCTCAAGCAACTTACGTTGGTTAACAGCGGTACAACAGGTGAAGCAACACTTGATTTGGTCCCATCAGATTTGAACAACATTGGTGCAGGGCTTTACACTATTGCTATTACCGAGTCTGCAGATAATGGTGAATCAGAATATCCTTTATATGCAAACCAAAATGACCGAATTGTAACAGACTTGGAAGTAAAGAGCTCGTTGGAGTACGAACCAATTCCAACTCAAGAAACAACTACATTTACACAAACAGCAAACACTGATAATGGCGATCCCGCCAATACGTTTGTTACTAGTGCAATGTTTGGCAATATGGATAATAACCAAAACGGATCTCATACATGTGCATTTTACTTAACAGGCTTTTCTGGCAACATTCACTTACAAGGTAGTGCATTAGAAACAACACCTTCAGCTGATACTGATTGGTATGACATAAATGTACAAGGCGACTTTGGAGAACCACACATTCCCGTGGCTACAGCAACCACTATAGTAGATCCTTACAACTTTAAAATTAACACTAATTGGATTAGAGTTAAATATCAGCCAACAACCGGCACAATAGATAAGTTTCAGTTAAGAAATTAATTGACTTCTTAGCATAATGCTGTTATAATAACTGTATATGCATCATCATGAACTAGTAGACCAAGTACATCGATTACTTATGGATAATTTGCCCTTAAACTCCGGCAAAACTCCTAGTGGTTGGATAACATTTGATTGTCCGCTATGTAGCGACAAAAGAAAACGTGCAGGTGTAATTCAAAGTAGTGCTAAAATAAGTTACCATTGTTTTAATTGTGGATATACAACTGGATGGGCACCTAGTCCAAAGCTAGGTCAAAAATATAGAAAGCTATGTGAAACATTAGGTGTGGCTATTGCAGATATACACAAAGTTGTTTTAGACTTAATGAAACATTCTGAGGAATTAGAAATTGAGGACAGTACAGAGTATGTTTACACAGAGGCTAGTTTTAAAACACATCAGTTGCCAGAAGAAACTACATTAGTAGAACATTTAGAAGACGGACACCCAGTTAAAGAGTATGCAGAACAAAGAGGATTGTTAGGCAACTTTCCTTTAATGCATATTAATAACAGTCTATATAGAAAGCGTTTGGTTGTACCATTTATGTATAATAACGAACTTGTTGGCTGGACTGGCAGACATATAAATCCACCTAACAAAGAAACTGCTAAGTATTTGTTAAATATGCAAAGTGGGTATGTGTTTAATATAGATAGATATGTAAATAGCGATAGAGACTTTGTTATAGTTGTAGAAGGAGTATTTGATGCCATACTTATAGATGGCATAAGTGTATTAGGTAATGGCGTAACACCTGAACAAGCACAATTGATTGCTAAACTTAATAAACGTGTTATACTATGCCCTGATAGAGATAATGCAGGTAAAGACTTAATAGCAAAAGCAGTGGAACTAGGTTGGGAAGTAAGTTTTCCTAAATGGTCAACTGAATGCAAAGATGTTGCAGATGCAGTTAACAAATATGGAAGGTTATTAACAATGAAAAGCATTACAGATAATGCAATTAGTAATGAACTAAAGATACAAGTACAGGCAAAATTGCTATGACAAAATTGTTTGTAAATGGATGTAGTTTTACAGCAGGCAATGGCGATGTACATACTGCTGACGGTAAACTGGCACCTCCACTAGACTATGTTTGGGCAAATCAACTGCCTGAGTTCGACTCTGTTACTAATCTAGCAATTAGAGGCGGCAGTAATGATAGAATACTACGAACTACAATGGAATACTTTGGGGAGTGGTCACCACAGGGCCGGAGCCATAATGCACAGAACAATATAGACTATGTTGCAGTTATACAATGGACTAGTCCTTTGCGTTTTGAACGCTATATACCTTCATGTAAAGCGTTTGCTGGCTTCTGCAATACTGCAGGGACGACTTTACAACAAACATCTAGTAATGAAACACGTTTTAGCTTCCATATGGATAATGCCAAGCATTTAGAACACTTACAAAATAAGGGCATAGGTGACAGACTAAATAATGCGGCTTCACAGTTGTTAATGTATGGCAAAAGTATTAACGATTATCAAATAAACTTTTATAAGAAAGTTATTATAATGCAACAATTCTTAGATAGTAAAATGATACCATACATTTTTACATCTATGTCGTTTGCTAATCATTTAAAGTCTGAACAGCCGTATGTAGGTATGGATCAAATAGAAAATACCCCAACACAGTATGAAGTACATTTAAAAAATAATATAAACACTGATAAATGGACAGCTCGTCCATTAACTAGTTATCAAGCAGGTAATTACATTAGTGCTGAAGACAGGCATCCTAACGAACAGGCGCATAAACTTATTGGAGAAGAAATTTATAAAGAACTACACCAGAGGAATTATGTATGAAAAAATTACTTGTAAATGGATGTAGTTTTACAGCAGGTTCGTGGCAACATACCAATCAATCACAGATATCTCCAATAGTGTGGTCTAGGCATTTAGAAGATAAATTTAACACAGTTACTAACCTTGCAAAAGGTGGTGAAGGTAATGACAGAATAGTACGAACTACATTAGAATTTTGTGAACATACTGATATGTCGGATTATGTTGCAA